TAAAATACTTATGATAAAATTATTAAATTCATTTAACAACTTTTCATTTCGTATTATTAAATTATTAGTACCCTCTTTTTCGGGTATGCTCCGTGTAAAAGCGGGGCGACCACTTGTAAATCATCTCTTACGAGGTGTTTTACTTGTGAAAGGCTCTATCACAAATTCTTGGGTTAAAGTTATTATAACTTATGTTCGATATCTATATTATCTGAATAAACATAATGGGCCATCTTACGTGGCTAAGTACCTTAAAGGTTGTGTATCGTTACTAATGCAAGCCCTTGCGGGTGCACAGCACTCTTCAACACAAGTACTTGGTGTAGCAGTTTCTAGAACGAACCGGGGTTTACCTCGTATCATTCCAAAACTTCATAGATCTAAAATCCGTGAAGGAAATCTGCTATATATTAGATTATGGTTGACTTTGTTCAGTGTATATCGTGTTATAGATTACACTGGTAGACTTAAAATCTCTACGATCATAACGCCGTCAAAGGCTATAATCAATACTAACGAGTTAGAACGAGCAACATTATCACTTAAACAACAATTTAAGTCTAATATTGCAGTCGATGTAACCAAAGACGCTTTGCGTACTTTCTGGATTGCATCTTCGTCACCTAATACAATTAACGTACCAGTTGCGGATAAGAACATTTCGTCTTATTCTACTTCTATATACGCTGTGATTGGTTCTTTAAGAGCATATTCCTTTAACAAAATGTGGAAGACTGCATTTGAACTTATTGTAAGATTTAAATACATTGGAGGTAACAAGGATATGAACCCTATTGTCAGAATCCTTCAATTCTGTCAATCAGCGGTTTCACACTTTCCGTCCGAAGTATTATATCGTATTCGAACTGATTTTGATTTTGATCAAAACAGTTCTAGCGATGAAGTTTCTCTTCGTTCACTTTATTTAGGAAAATTATCCTTTAAAGTTGAACCAGCAGGGAAAATAAGAGTCTTTGCAATGGTTGATTGCTTTACCCAATGGTTGTTATCTCCATTACACAAAGCGATTTTTAATTTTCTTAGAAAAATTCCTGAGGATGCGACTCATAATCAAGATTTGACATTGAGTACATTTGTGGAGCGATTACGTAACGAGAAAATCAAAGAAGTTTATTCCTTTGATCTTACTGCAGCTACTGATCGTATTCCAGTATCCGCTCAAGCAAAAATATTAGATATATTTGCTGAACGAAAAGTAGGAGCTATTTGGTCTAAATTCCTTACGGATAGATGGTATCAACTATCTACTCCGGTTTGGGATCCAAAAGCAATCACTTGTAGTGCTCTAGGAATTGATCCTGAAAAAGAAAAGGATAATCCTTATCTTCTTCTGAAATTAACGAAAGCTGGTAGTGACGGACAACAATTGCCGTATGTGCATGCTGTTAAATATGCAGCAGGCCAGCCCATGGGAGCTCTGTCTTCGTGGGCGATGCTTGCCTTAACTCACC